GTATGTCAAAAGAGGAAATGTCAAAAGCCATTTCAGACAGTATTTACGCTATAATCTCGTGACAAATTCGTGACAAATTCTTTTTTAAAAATAACCTAAAATACTTGAATTATGCTAACATTTTAGGGTAAAGAAATAAGCCGCAATCCCTTGGAGTTTCTCGCTTTCCTCGGAATTACGGCTTTTCTCTTTTAATCGGGGTGACGGGAGTCGAACCCATCGTTTTGGGGCTTATAACTCTTGATTTTACGCCAGTTTCACTTTTTCGTGACAAATTTCGTGACACATTTTACTTTATGTACGCCCTTATGCTCTCCTTAATCAGCCCTTGCTTATTCTCGGACTCTTCCAACGCCTTTAATATATCTGCATCAGTGTTTCTGTTCAGCTTAAGGGAAATCCTAACAACGTTCTCCGCTTCGTACTTCTTCGTGGCTCTTGCCTGCGCTTCGCTTACCATATTAAATCTCCTTTTCTGTAATAATTTGCATTGCAACATAACCGCCGTTTTTCATTTCATCATTAAATCGGTTTTTAATTTTGTTAGCCTGGTCTTCCGTTAAATGCTCGTATACTTCCTCAAAAAAACTATCCTTTACTGCGTACTTATAATAAATTCTTATTGTAATCATATCAATTCCTTTCCGGGCGGTTTAGCCGCCGCCCTCGGCTTAATGATTATAAGGTTTTTTCGATAAACTCGGTAGCGGCTTTAATGGTCTTGAAAGTGAGAAACTCTTTAAAGCCCTTGCCCTCTCTGATGTTGACGTGATAAGCACAACGAGAGCCTTTCATTCTGTAAATATCGTAACCCTTAACTGTCTTTACTACTTCGTACATAATTTGTATCTCCTTTCGGTGTGTTGTTTTCCTTGTTTCTGATATAAGTATATACCTATATAATATATAAGTCAATACCTATATGCAAAAAAAATAAAAATTTTTCAAAAAAATAAGGGTAGCCCCGAAGGACTACCCGAATAGTTAAGGATTTTTCTTGTCATATTTGGCTTTTAAAACAACGACCAAACCACCGATAAACACGTCAAACGCTCCGAGTGTCGCCGTGATCTCGGCGGTGTATGGTACGTTCCAGATTGAAAGCACCGCAGAAATAAAAGTTATTGACGGTGCCACGATTTTTGCTATTATGTTCAAAATATCATAGGCTTTGTTACTAATCATAATTCCCACTCCTTCCATTTTTCAAAGGGGCATTTCTGCCCCAATATTAAGTTGTTATTAAATCAGCGGCGGAGAGAATCTCCTTTCGTGTTATATAGTTGAAGGGCACACATTAACCGCTGAATTAACCTACCTTATGGTTGGGAAGGTGTATCAAATCTTCCCTTCTTGCGTCCAGAACGGCATTAGCCCCGACTAAATGGTGGTAAGCGTCGTATTGATTCATCCAATCATCTAAATAGATCTGTTCTATATAGCCTTGTGCCATATAGCCTTCGTACTGCCGGAGTAGTTGGCTTCTCATCTGTGCCTTTTGTGCCTTCTGCAAGATCGTGACGTTTTCCATTGCTCGCATTAATGTTTTAAACATAAGCACGACCATTGTAAACACCCCGGGTACACCTAACAAAGCCAACCAATAGATAACATTCTTTAAGCCTTCAGTAAACATTATTCTTCCCCTTTACCCTAATAATAGTTTTCTCCAAGTCTGCGCACGTTTAGTCAGCACTCCGTCACAATTACGTTCATTTGAACCGACTACATATTTCTGGTAGCGTCTTGTCGCTTCTTTCATACCGCCACCGAAATCGGCTTTCTTTCCGTTCTCGGCTTCAACCTCGCCAGAATAGTATCCCAAAGCCTTGAAATACTTTTCTAACGGCGTTACAAGGTCGTTGTGCTTATTCCATACAGTCGATATAGTGATAGTGCGGTTAAACGCTTCTATGTTGGTTTGTACGCCTAATATCTTTCTAACGTCTGCTCTGAAATCATCAAGCGTGTAAACCTTATTATCGGGTAAAGGACTCGGCTCTTTATCGTATTCAAGCCAAGTCGCAGGGAATAGTCCGTACTCACTCCAAGATAAGCTCTGTACACCGCCTTTGTACCTTAAACGCCTGCCCCTATCGTCAACGTAAGTATAGGTTACTCCGTCTGCGTTAAAGGGCTTGTTTTTGGTACACTCGATTACGTTATAAATCTTGCCGAAATACTCAAAGTCGCCCACATAGATTCCAGCGTGGGGGTCTGTAGCCAAGTAAAGGTAAGTGCCTGCCTGCTTAAGTCTGGAAAAGTCCCTTGACCGACTATGACACATATTGAGCAAGGTCTTTCCGTCAACGTCTCCCGTAATCAGTTTAGAGGGTGGGAAGTAATATCCCTTTATCGGCGTGGGCTTGTAACCACTCAAAACTATCTTGATCATATTCCAACAATCATAAGAGTAGTTCTTTCCGTCATAGTATCCCAAGTTCTTCGGAAACTTGTTGTTATACAGATTCGGCAAATCGTGAATCTGAATCAGCGTGTTTATAAAATCAGATTGTTTCATATATTCCCCTTTCTATTCCGCCACTATGGATTGATTTAAACCCACGAATAAGTCTTGTTACTTTGTAAATCACAAGTTAAAGCTTATAATACCAACTAAAATTAAACTTAAATGTGACACCAGAAGGTATTGGTTTATCACAATACAATCCTAATGCTTTTGAGAATCCAAAAGGATATATATTTCCGTCTGAACCAATTAAATCTAATGCGATAACCTTATTAGACATATAGTCCGTAGGTCCAGTTATAAGACTCACCGCACTTGATATATTTGCGTTTGTAGTGAACACGCCTGCTAAATTATGCAAATATCCGCTTCTTGAATATCCATTATATAGCCCCGATATAGTAATATTTGGAGTTGCAGGTGCTAATGAACTAAAATGACCATCAAATGTATCTTCCACGCTCTCCCCATTAGCCATTTTGATATTACTTGCAGGATAGTTCTTCGGAATAAACCCACCCTCGTATGTTTTTCCATTTTTATTTAATTTTATACTCATTTGATTTGCTCCTTTAATTATGCAAGCCATGCTCCACTGATAACATAGTCCTTGTTATCTGTTGTATTTTTCATGAATATTTTTCCGATTGATATAACTGAAAAAATAGGTGGTAAATCGTCTGTTGATTGTTGGGCGGTTAATCCTATTAACGTAGTTGACGGCGTTATTTTATTTGGCAAATCTATATACGCCTTTGTAACACTACTTGAAGCGGTTACTTTTACTCGTATGTTAAGCACCACCATTTTCCCTATTTTAAAATACCCACCATTTACCAATGTGCAATCGGTAAATGTTAATCCGTCTGTGCTATATCCACTTGGAACAATCGCACTTTCAACACTCTGTCCGTCAGACATCATACAATGCCTTGCGTCAGTGTTAAGTTCTACGATACCGCTTGATGTGCCATAGTGGAGGGAGATTACTGTGCCGTCGGAGGGTTTGTCAGATGTGGCAGTAGTGGTAGTGTTTCCTGTTGTCTTGATTTCCCAAGACCACATTTCTGATGCGGATGACAACATAATATATCCTGCATAAATGTTACTTGCACTTGCTTGAAACTCTCTATGGAAATAGAGCACATTGCTCGTTGGTACTTCTAATTTCCATATACTATCGGCAAAAAATAAATATGTCCCTGCATTTATCTTTGTTGCATCAATCTCCTCATACAGTTCATTGAATAATTGTCCGTAGGTCTTTACTCCGTTAGCCGTAACCTCAACATAATCTTCTTCAATCTCACCAATAGGCACATCATTTCCGTCATCAATAACGTGAAAACCATCTTCTGTGGCATTGTCATAATCTGCCTTGGTAGTATGTTCTTTGATGTTCTCGACTATTGTTTTTCCATTAGTTAGGTCATCACTAACGTGGGAATCGGCGAATTGCATTGCATCTTCCTGCGGCATTGTGTTTCCCTCGGAGTCTATGATTGAGTGACCACCGCCACCGCCTGCGCCCATTTCAAAGACTAATTCGGGGTCTTGCTCTGTACCGTGATTTACTACCACGGGGACTTGTCCGACCTGCGCACCCGTTAAGGGGGCTATCTGACCTATATTGTAGTCTCCATCCTCGGGAACAACTTCACCCTTACGCCCATTGAAACTCTTAACGTATGAAGTCTGAATCTCCGTCAACCTTTGGTCATTTAACGCTATCTGGTCATCCATATGGTTAAGATTTTCCGCGTTCAAAGGTGTCGCCGTTGAGGGGCTATTCTGAAAAACTATCTTTGTGTATGCCATATTGTCTCCTTTACTCTGCTAATGGTAAATAAAAGGGTATGTATGTATCTGAAACGCCGCAATAACGCTTTCCGTCAAGCTCGATATTCTTCGATACGTTCGAATAGTCGATATATGCTTTATAAAGCGTTAAGGCATTGTAAACGCCATTTGAAGCTATTGCGGTAAACTTCTTTAATGCTACAAAGCCACCGAAGTTTGCTCCGTTCACATAATATATGTTGTTATAGTAACTTATAACTAACCCCGTGTATAAGTCCAAAAAACTGCCGCCCGTGACTATTCCCCACTTCTCTTTGTTCGTCTTTGGGTTATAGAAGCGGTCAAAGTGAATGGCTCTCGGCTGTCGGTCTTTAATGCAAAAGCACCCATTTGAAGACGGGCGCATAAGCAAATAAGACGAATATAACTGTATAGAGCTTAACAGTTCTACAAAATTCCCCGTTGAAATCTCATAACAGTAAACGCCAGTATAACCATATCCGCCCGCCCTAAACAAAGTTCCGAAGAAAATACCGATATTGTAAGGCTCGTCATTATCAATGGGTCTTATCATTGTTATGGCGGTTGCGTCTTGTGCCGTACCGCTAAAGTCTATAGTCGTTATTTCTTCGGGGAATTTTACTATTTCCCAGCTTAACGCATCTGCGATTTTCTCGGCACTTGCTTCCGTCCAACAAGACCCGTTACGGATAGAACACGGTACGGGCTGAAAGTAAATCTCGTCTATGTTTTGCCAATCGTTTGAAATTCCCATAATTACTCCGTAGGGAAGTAAATTCCCCTTTCAAGAAGTTCGCTGAACACTATTCCATTAACAAGTACGTTCTTATCGTTTGTGTCGTAGTCATAGAATCGTGAGTATAAATGCTCGGCTATCAGTACCTTTGAGACAAGACCACCCGAAGTTTCAACAAGGGGAAGACTTATCACTTCAAAGTAAAGTCGTCCATCGCTCTGCGCTACGATACCCCCTGTGGGAGCATTACCCAAGCCGCCGCCATACTCCAAATCAAAGCCATTATATACGGACGTACTTTGCATATTTGAAGTCCCGACTATTCCTAACACCGTTCTTCCGTTGACGGAATCCTCAAAGGTATCAATAGCAAATCCGCCGTGACTATACTGTGCGTTCGCTAATGATGTGACGATTGAAAAGCCGTCTCCTGCCCATACACGAACAGTAGTCGCTTGTCTGTTGATACCAAAGGCAAACTCGCCCGCTACTGCAACGTCTCCCGTCTCCATAGGCACGAAGTAAAGGCGGTTATTCTGGTAATATGTACCCGTACCGCCACCGCCGAAAGCAATTATTCCGTAATTTGCACCATCGGGAACATACACGGCTAAATTATCAATCGTTGGTTGCGGCGAATCATCATATAAGCCGCTAACAGAAGTCATTCCCCAATCTTGCGCGCTCTTAACTTCGCCGCCGATTAACTCGGCTATGTTCTGCCACCCTGCGACAGTTATATAGTTGTAACCGCTACCCCAAGATATATTTGTTATCTGCCAAGCCATATTTAAACCTCTGTCGCTATTCCGCTTATTGATTCTTCAATACCGCCAATAGTCGGTGCTTCTATCGGTTGAGTGTATTCCACCGTGACCATACCGTATAAACTACCGTTAGGCGTGTCGCCCGATAAGTCGTCGATTTGGTCTTGCAAGTCGTTTATCTGTGCCTGCAAATCCGTGATAAAGATTCTCTGGTCCTGCTCGCCTTCTGCCGAATAAGAGTCCCACATCATTTGATCGCCGTTCATTTTGCGGCTCATAATGATAAACCCGACCTCGACAGTATCACCGTTGTCGTTTATATCGTAGTAGGTTACCTTGTCGCCGCACTCCAACCACGGGAAAGCCATTTGCTTACCGTTAAACGGTCTGAAGTTGGCGTTCTTGACTACGTTGTAGATTCTCTCGGCGATATCTATTAAATCCGTGCCGCTTTGGTCGAAGGCGAAGATATTTCCCTGGATAATATAGTTATTGCTTCCCGAATAGGGATAAGATACGCCTATATCTTCCGACTTATTTCGAAGTGTAACCTTGTCTATCTGCTTAATGGAATAGTCCTCGTATTCCAAGGTCTGATAGTATGGAATAACAGTAGACTCCCCAACGCTTCCGCCGTCGTAGTTTGACGGATAGATAAAGTCGGAAGGGAATAAAGAATCTGCCGGATATAACCTCTGTTGTGCGATAGCGTCAATATACTTAACGCCAAACCTTCCGAGCCCGTCCGTATACCCGACACACCCGTTTATCTGACAGACCGCTTGCAAAAACTGTAACGCCGTCAGCTTTTTGGCTTGTCTTATCGACCCACCAAAGCACCTAATAGCCGAATTAACGAAGGATATAGCCGAAGGGTTATAAACTATGCTAAAGTCGGTCATAAACTTGTTAAAGGCGCTTATAAGCGTTGTAGGGGGTAAACTGTTCCACCACTCCGTAGCGTCAATTTGGGATAATCTGTAAAACGTGTCATAGGCGACTATATCTTTAATCCCCTTCGAGCCTTTTTTCTTTGACTCTTCGATTATGCCCGTGAATACTGTTAGCCACTCGGTAAGACCTGCCCGAATCTGTACCGAACAAGTCCTACCCTTTAGGTTTACATTGTTAAATGCGTCGCTCTGGAAAGAACAACTCTTTGCAATGCACCCGACAAACTCCAAGCTATCCGAAGCCATAATGGATTCGTTAAAAGAAAAACTGTTCTCAACTATCCTATCCGCCCCGATCACGACACCGCCAACGGTTATCTTTATATCTTTGTCTATCGTACCCGCCGCCCAAGCGACTTTCGTTTCATCAGATACGTTTATCATCCTTAATACTCCGTTAGTTTAATCGGTGTTGACGAATAATTGATACCGCCTACTGTGTTGCGGTGCTGAATCTCCGGCGCTTCCATAAAGAATGTACCCACTCTGTAAACGCAGTCGTAGTCGTCCCAATACTTAACGCTTATATCCTCTTCGGTTTCAAAAAGTTCCTTTATGGACTCCTGCTCCGCAAGGTCTCTCTCCCTTAATGAAAAGGAGATTAAAACCTTGCGGCGTGTCATAAGGCTTTGATGTTGAGTCATAACAGCGTCGTTCCAATCCGCCGCCATTCTCTTTGACTTCTTAAAGGAATACGTTCCCTTCTGGATAAGGTTGTTCGATATGATCGTGTCGCCGATTTTTATTCTGTAGCCTTCGTAACTCATACTTCAAACAACCCCCTTCCCGTCATTCTTTTGGCGTTTCTGTTCTCCTGCACCATTACTCTGACAAGTGAATCTCTGTCTTCGTCTACTACCACGTTGGTAGCAAGTTCGGGAGCAACCACTCTCAAAGCGGTTATAAATGCTTCTGTGAGTCTGTCAAAGTCGAAGGCTGCGTTATCTAAAGGCGTTACCCTTGCCCCTCTGGGAAGGTCTAACATCTCCGGTCCACGCTCTCCGACGATAACTCTACCTGCCTGCTCAATATCGCCGCCGTTAGCTAACAAGGGAATAGTCGCTAAATTAACACCCGTCATTCCCGTTAGGTCTGTAAGCCACTTCGGGGGTTTAAGTTTGTTCAAGCCTTCGATAAACTTGTTTATGCCCTTGATAATGAAGTTTATAGCCGTCTTAAAGGCATTTGTAATGCCATTCCATAAATTCTTGAAGAAGTCGCCGAACTTCCTAAATGCCTTTGTAAGCCCACCTTCGCCGAACCAATTAATCATTTTGGTGATAGCGTCGCCAAGGAAGGTAAAGAAGCCTTCAAGGTAGGGACTCGCCCAATTAAGGAACTTCTCTACCAAACTGAAAATAGGCGGAAGGATTAAATCTAACAACTTAATCAAGGGTTGCAAAAGAATCTCTAACAACTTGCAGATAGGTTCAAGGATTGACCCTAATAGACTTGTCAACGGTCCCAACAATGCCTGGATAATGCCGAATATCGGAGTCAAAATATCCCCGAATAAGGTTAATAAGGGTTCAAGAAGAGCCGTTATCAAATCCAAGATAGGGTTTAAAATGGTCATTACCAGGTCAAGGAGTGGGCTTATCAGCTCCATAACCATTTCCAAAATCGGGGTTAAAAACTCCAATATCTGTGCCAAAATGGGAGTAAGTCGTTTTATTAGGGTTATCAAGACGGGCATTATATCGCTTACTACCTGGATAATAACCGGCAGAAGTTCCCGAACCAAGTTCACGATCACGGGTATGATTTCCTGCGCTATCTCCGCCAAGCTCGGCAAAAGGTCGCTTGCTGCCTGTGCCACCATAGGAAGGACTTCTTCCGCTACGTCCATAAGAGGGGGCAACAGTTTGTCGATAAAATCTGCCGCCAACGGTCCTATCTTGTCAAAAATGGCTTGAATAGTCGGCATAAACTCGACCATTTTTTCAGCAAGTTTCGTAAGAATCGGAAGTACCGCCGACCCTATTTTGGTTTTAAGAGTCTCGAATACCTTCTGAACATCTGCGGACATATCGCCATAAGCAACACCTGCTGTTACCGCTTCATTACTCATTACCAAGCCAAGGTCTTCCGCTCTCTGTCTTAAGCCGTTGAAGTCTTCCCCGGATTGCTCGATCAAGGGCGATAACTGATAAGCCAACTTCTCGCCGAATAAGTCAGCGGCGGCGGCGCTTCTTTCCTCTGCGGTCTCTAACTCCATTATCGAATTGATAGCGTCGTCAAAGTTTAGCCCCGTGCCTTCGAGCTTCTTTGCCGCTCCTTCCATAGTGGACATTTCAACACCGCATTGTCCTGCGGCGTAGGCTAATTCCTGGTATTGTTCCGCACTTATGCCCATACGGATAGAAGCCTTGTCTATCTCGTCCGCCATAGAAGCGGTATCGTTAGCCATTCCGACTATCGCCGTACCTGCACCCACGATTGCCGTACCGATTGCCACGCCTACACCTGCGGCAACCTTGCCTGCCTTTGAAAAGCCTTCCGCAACCTTACCGGCATTCTTATCTACTTTTTGTAAAGAGTCGTTGGCTTTGTCAGTATCAACGAATACCGAACCGACAAGTTTAAATATTTCTAATGCCATTGTTTACTTCTCTCCGTGTACTTCTGCGTGTTTCCTGTCTATTTCTGCCATTATCTCTTCGGCGGGTCTTATATCCACATTCTGACCCGTGACGGTCTCGTAATACTGTTCAAACGTCATATAATGATTAGCAAATACCATACAAGGTAAAAGAGCCGTCCACTCTTGCCTATACTTCTCTTTGGCTTCCTCTTCTACCGCCATTGTCAGAAGTTTTAGAGTCTGCCCCACGTCTAACACCTTTAGAGCGTCAAGCGTGTGATATCGTCTTAATACCAAATCAATTAGTTTTACTTCATCAATTTGGCAACCGAGCCGAAAAAATTCTTCCACTTCTCTATATCAGCGCATTCGATAGCCTTTTCGATAAACTCGGTGGGTTCCATTGTCCTGATCTCTTCGGGGCTACACTCCATAATCCCCGAAAAGAACTCGTAAAGGGCTTCTTCTGCATTCTTCTTTGAAGCTCCGCTGACTATTGTAAAGACCATATCGTAGCCGAAGGACTCCTGCGTTATCTCTCCGATACTGTCCTTTGACATAATTAAGGTCTTGATCTCGTCCTTAATCCCGACTTCATCAATCAATCGCACGAATGCGAATATATCCTGCGTCTGTAAATTTCTCATTTTTTTAATCTCCTATAAATAAAAAAAGAGTGCAGAAAAGGATTTCTCCGATTCTGCACTCTCATTCCGTTATGCTGATACTTCAACCGAGCTATAGAGACTCGTTACAGCGGTAAGCATTGTAAGGACGTTCATAGTAAGTTTAGGTCTGGAAGACTCCATTACTACTCTACCCTTAACCGCTCCACGGTCTCCATCGGCGTTAATCTCACGATACTCACGCTCGACGGTAAACTGTCCGCCGCCCCTTGTAAGTGCTACAAGGCTTCCGTTGATATAGAACTTACCTGCCCCGAGAATAATCTCACTTGCTCCGGCTGTTACGGTTCCGTTAATCTCAATCTCGAAGGGTTCGAGGGTTGAATCGGAAGCCGCATCGGTGTTGTCGTAGCAAGCGGTAAACTCGATAGAAGGAACAACGTCGTTCTTCTCGGCAAAAGTCCAATCAAGGTTACCCATATTGATAGCATTGTGAAGTTTGATTGTTACAGCGTTTCCGCCTTTGGTCAATCCTACCCACGACACTTCCTTGAAATCGGAAGCCGCAACAGCTCCCGTTCCGATGATCTTCTGAATTGCCATAACTTATTTACCTCTCATAGTTTTGGATTTGAAATCGTATAACACGATGTTTGATAGCTTTATCTTCATCGGGTACGTTCCGACGGTCTACTAAATAAAACGTCGGGAGTATGTGAGCCTGTGGAAGGTTCTCCGCCTGCAATAAGTTTTCTATGCTGTCGCATAAATCATCTATTGCCGTGGTAGATTTGCCCTTGTCCCACACGTCCACATTTAACATATAATCTTCCCTGGATAGGTCCCCAAGGTCAATAGAATCAAACGTGAATACAACGTGGGGGTATAGGGCGTTATCCGCCGCAATCTCATAATAGACATTTGTAGCAAGGGTCTTTAACTTTGTCTGTATTAGCTTCTTTAGGTCGTTTGTTCTACTCATCGTCCTCGTAGTCCTTTTCATCAATCATCGAAAGTGCCTTTGCTTCGTCTTCGAGCCCGCTTAAGTATTTAGACTCAATTTCGATTATTTGTGCCACATTGCTTTCGACAGAATCAGTTAATAGCCCAAGTCTCGTGGTTTTACTACTTCCAAATTCCTGGAACAAGGAATAGAAGCCTTTAACCTTACCTTGCTTAAGTCCTATTTGTACCCTCGGTGCCGTGGTTGATTTCCCGGAAAAGACCTTATAGCTTATCGCCTTGCCGCCGTCTCCCGTGTGCTTTCCGAATACCTCGTAATATCGCTTGCGAAACTCCGCTTTAACGAATTTCGCCACGTCTCTTAATGCGGCTCGGTTAAGTTCATACAAGTAATATTGACACGCATCAACATTACTCGTATACTCAACGCCGTTCTTCTTCACTTTTACAACCGATTTGGGTACGCTCATTCAATACCTCGCTTGCATACGATTTCAAGGTTATAACGTGTTCTAAATGTTCGTAGCACGGTGTAAACCTCTTCTGTGCCGCCAAAAGGCGTGTATTTCAGCTTCTTTTCGCCCTGGTAATCGGCAAAGTCGGATATAACAAACTTTACCTCGGGCTTAAGTCCTACCGCTTGTGCCTGGTAAAACTCGCTTTGGCTGATAGATTTAAACTGTGCAAAAATGGTTCGCTCCGTCTCGGTTGTTACCGTGTCGCCGTACTCGTTTACCGTATCAGTTTCCGCTATAAGTATGATTTTATCGTCAAACATTATATTAGTCTCCTTCGGTAAATGTTGACTTCCTCAAACAATCGAGTTGGTATTTAAAGGAATTAGAATACCTCTCTGCTTCCTTTGTGTCGCTTGCGTAGTATTCAAGCGCATAAGTCTTTATTGCCGTCTCCACAAGTTCCATATCTCCGTTAGCGATATCTTCGGATACTCCGGCTCTGACAAGTTCCTGCCTTGCCGAAGCGATCACGTCTGCAATTTCGCTATCAAGAAGGTTATGGGAAATGCGAAGGGCAAGTTTTACTTTTTCTAACAGAGTCATAACTTGCCCCCTTTTATCATTTCTTCTTTGTGGTCTTTTTGGGCTTCGGCTCGGGCTTAACCTCGGGGGTTTCCTCGGGTGCTACCCGACTCTCAACATATCCCAGAGCGATTAACTCTTTGAGTCTAACGTCGTTAAACTCTACGGTTCTTCCCTGTGCGTGATATACGCCCGTGTTCTTGTCGATAAAGCCCACTTTAATTAAACCTTTTGCCATAGTCCTTACCCCCTTACACGCTTGCAGGCTTTGTGATATTGACGAAAGCTCTGTTTGCGATAGGAGCTACCGCAACATACTCACGGCCAAGAATCTTCACAAGGTCTTTTGCCATATCGGTCTTGTCGTCAATCTTGATCTCGATTGCGTCGCCGTTAGGGAAGTTAGCAAGCGCACCAAATCCGAAGTCGCCGACGATAGCGTATACGTCGTTCTCGGAAGCGGAAGCGTATGCAGGAAGCGCATTTGTAAGAATAACGTCAAGTCCCTCGAAGGGGTCTGCGTTAAAGCTTCCGGCATAAACAGCGGCTTTGAATGCAGCTTTGGTTGCAGGGTTCATTACTACTACGGGCTTGGTTGCTTCTGCGTTGAGTTCGCCAAGTGCGGTAGCGATAGTACCAAGTACAGCACCCGCCTTAACCTTCTTTGCGCTTACAGCGTTCTCGGAAGCAGATGTGTTAAGACTCTTGATCTTGTTAATAAGTACCTCTTCGCACTTGCTTGCGATCTTGTAAGTAAGCTCGTCGTAGATGTACTGAAGGAAAGCCTGCCCTCTCATATCCAGAACTTCGTCAGAAACAGAAATCCACTTCTTGATTGACTCGGGGATAAGGGAAACTACTCCAAGGGTAAGGCTCTCTTCGGAAACAGCGCCGGAACCTTCGTTATGAATAACAGCGTCGCCTGCTGAAAGCTCAAACTGAACCTTCATATTTCCTGCAACGGAGATCTTCTTAACAAGTGCCATTACGCCGCTCTTAAGCCAGTCGGTCTTGATGATATCGAATACAAAGTCGGGTACGGCAACCTCGCCTGCGGCTCCTACGTTGGTAGTAAGAAGCGCACGGAGTTCCTCATCCTTACCTGTCTTGATGTATTCGGCGAAAGCGTCGATATACTCCTTTGAATTTCTGTACTCTTCGATAGTCTTCATAGTGTTTTCATCCTTTCTCTGTTCAACGACGGTCACGGTGCTGTCGGTCTTACCCTCTTCGAGGGCTTTTGCGTTTGCTTTTCTCTCTTCCAGGGCTTCAAGTTCTGCCTTCCTCTCGGTAAGTGAGCGGAGTTCTTCGGTATAGCCCTCGATCTCTTCGGGCTTCTCGGAAGTCTCTACAAGGGAGTCAAGCTCGGTCATTCTTGCGGTAACGTCCGCAAGGGTCATTTCTTTAATTTCCATTTGCTCTTACCTCTCTATACTTGTTTCTTGCTTCTGTGAGTGCCGCTTCTTTCGCAAGTCTCTCCGCCCGCTCTGCTTCAATCACTCCGTTGAAGTAGTCTCTTGTGGCAACTCCTATATCCGTTCCGGGGTTAGCCGGAAATGATACCGCTGATACGTCGTACATTTTCGCTATTTGTCGAATGGTCCTTGTGTGGGTCTCTCTGTCGTAAGAGTCCTCTTTAACCACAAAGGCAAACGACATCTGATCGTACATACCCGTTTCGATTTCCTCGTACATCTGACGGGCTGATGTGGTCCTTGACAAATCGGTTTCTGTCAAAAGTCCGTGTTTATCTACCGATAATTTTAAAGTGTTGTTTCTTGTCCTTGCGAATACCGTTCCTTCGTGATCTTTGCAGAAGATAACGTCTGACATATCGCAGCTATCGAATGCTTCGGGTAAAATCTGTTCCTTGTACTGTACGCCCTCGTCTTCGAATAAAACGTAAGGCTCGAAGGTGCTTGCATAGCCCTTAACTATAAAAGAAGGTTCTGTTTCTCCCTCTTTTCTCAACTCAAAACTATTGATAGGAATAAATCTATATTCCCGATTCTCTTTAATACTCATTTACTCTTCTCCTTCCGTGTCGTCCTTCGGCGGTCTGCCTACGGAGTTGTTCGTTCCTTCGTCTGTCGTGTCGCCCGTCTTTGACGTATCCAGGCGCAAAACAAACTCGTCGCCGCCTTCATACGGTGCCATATTGAATAACGCTCTGTACTCGTTCGGAGTCATAAGCCCACGATCAACTAATGCGACCATACTTATTTTGGTTTTGGCGGAAGCAAACTGTAACCTATTCGACTCGTACCATATTTCCGCCCCGAAGGATATTTCTCTATCTGTGAATATCTTCCTTGTGAGTTCCAAGGATAACGCCACTAACACGGGTTCGATTCTGGACTCGTAAAAAGCGTCGTATTCGGATTCGGTATAGGCTGACTTGATTATCTTTTCAGATACGCCAAAGTACCGATAAACTCTCTCTCGGAAAGAGTCCATTTCCTCGGCGCTTGCTGTCGTGGGTTTAAGGCTGATTTCCTTAAACTCCTGCGTAGCGTCTAAAGAAGCAATGCCACCGGCGTTGTCGATGTTCATATAATCTTTTACGAACTCGTCTTTTTGCTTTCTTAAATCCTCGGGTGCAAGCATTGCCTTTGTACTTTTTAGTATTCCCCGAAGGTTCGCCGTACTCTTTACAGCGTTTTCGAGCCCCTTATCCATTGTGTTGATAACATCAAGTGTTCCCAACAGAGGGACGTTGCTTTCGCCGCCGATATCACTTGTAAGATAGTCCTTACGGAGTACCGCCAGGTCTTCCCAAGGGATAACAAGACTATTCGTAGCCATACCCGAGAAGGTAAATTCGATAAATAAGCCGTCTTTATATTCTACCGCCGTGTAGCTCTGATACGGTACGGGGTAAAATCCGATTACTTTTCCCGTGTTGTCCCTCTCGATATATACGAAAGCCGTGTTCTTGATCTCCAGAATGTTTCTAACCTTCGCCAAGAAGTCCTTACCATTCATATACTTGTTAGGAGTCAACTGTAACAGTTTCTCGATACGCTTGTCGGTGCTTCTCGGATTTGCTTTGGAAGTATGCTCGGAAAGTGTTCTGATTGCGGTTCGGACATCATCGCTCTTGTAGATGTCGTTTCCGAACACTTCGAAGTAGGATTTATACGTTCCGAGTTCCTGGAAGGTCGTATATGTCTTTGTCTGGTCTGACTTAATCGGTCTGAATAAGTCTAAAATGCTCCTAAATGATATTTTCATTGCTTCCCCTTAACGTAAATACGGTATGTACTCCGATAAATGCTTTGTGTAGCCTACCCACGCATTTAAAAGTGATACCATACCGTCGATACGTCTATGTTGTTGAAGTTTTACGGGCTGTATAGTCTCGATTCCGTCTTTATTTAAGGCTTTAACGCCCGTATTTGCCAAACACCACCGCAATATCGGGTTGTTGTTATAATTAATAGTATGCTCCATTAAAGCACACCCTAATTCCTTCATAGGTTGCGACCAAGTAAACGGTCCTTGCGCTGTCTTCTCCATTTCAAAGCCATAGTCGGTCATTTCTTCCTGCCAATAACCGGCTAATGCTCTGTCGTAGCATATCCACAATGGGCGTATATCGTACTTTTCCACCATTTCCGCAAACCACTTCGTAACAAGTGAATAATCGACCTGCGCCCCTTCGTTGATCTCTAACCAACCTTGCTCCGCCCATAATTTATACGGGACTTGCTTTGCATCGCTTCCGAGGTTCTCATCAAGTTTCCTTTGTGGTATGAAATACTTCTGTAAAACGTAAACTGTCGGGTCGTTCGGTTTTCTGATAATCAACGTAGCACAAGTCAAGTCGTACACGCTCGACAGATCGCAACCGCCGATTGCGTAACTATGTGATATCTGCTCCATAGTGTAAGTGGACTCATTAACCACCGCTTCGAAGGTTAGCCAAGTGGAAGAACCACTCTGCGGTATGTTAAAGTCTTTGACTAATACCGTAGGCTTAAAGGAAGGGTCGTCTTTAGCCTTCTGCACCATTTCCCGAAGATAAGCACGGGATTTTATGGTGTCTATGCCAGGATTTGCTTTAACCCAACAGTTTTCATCGTCGAACTCATCGGGAGAATCCAATTCGTAAATAAACGGAAGGAACCGGGGGTTCTTAATGATCCCGTTCAATACGTCTGACGCATATTTGTACTGTGCGTCGAATATCCCCTCTCGGACGTAGCCGTTAGTCGTGATACAAAAAAGGAGCGGTTGTCTTCTCGCTCCCATAGCTTGCTTAATCAAGTCGTAGATATCACGGTTTTTGATTGCGGCTAACTCATCAATAACTCCGCAATGCACGTCCAAGCCGTCCAAACTATTACTGTTTGACGCAAGGGCTTTTATAAATCCGAAGTTTCCTTCGAAGTATAGGTCCGAAGCCCTCTTCTTTATGTTAGCCGAAAGCATAGGACTCTGACGCACCATTTTAACCGCCGCATTAAATCCTAACTTCGCCTGATCGAGCATAGTGGCAATATTATAAATCTGTGGGCTTCCTTCTTTGTCGTCGATTAGCATATCTATTTCAACGGCGGCGGTTTCGGTGGTCTTGCCGTTCTTACGACCTTCTATTATCAGACATTCGTTATACTGTCTTAAGTCGTTATCGTCTACAAACCCGAACAAGGCTTGTAGTCTTGCCTTCTGGAACAATTCGAGCTTTAACGGTTGCCCAACCTTACCCGAAGGAAGTTTGCAAAAGGTCTCGATAAACTTCGTGTGGCGTGTAGCGATATCTTTGTCAAAGTGAAACTCATCCGGCGCAAAGTATCTCTCTAATAGAATCTCACTTATGCGGCGCATTTTATCACACGCCGTTATCTTGCCGTCTACGATTTTTCCGAAATACTCTTCGAACTCGATCAATTATTATTTACCCAATCGAGCAAGTCGGCAGAAGCCGCCGTCTTGTTTTCCTTTGGAAGTAGGTCTGTGAGATACCTAATAATAACTCCGTATTGCTTCTGGACCTGCAAGTAGGTAGTCATTGCCGCCGTCTGCTTACTTCCGTACTGATAGGATTCGTCCACCCCTTCGACCTCGATACGTTTCCGTAGGGTCTCTAACTGTTTCTGCATAAACAAAGCGTCCTCGATCATACCCGAAGCGACCTTAAGGTTATCTTCGGATAAAAGAGGGATAATATCTTTAAGTTCGTACATCTTTTTTGATTTCGCCATAAAATCTCCTAAAAGGGGTTAAAAAAGTCTATCTCTGTAAAGAGGAAAG